AGCATCACCTCGACGAGGTGCCGCAGCGTAGCGACCGTCCATTCGTCGGTAGGCGTCATGCGTCAATAAATGCGGTTGACGATGATGTTGGCGCGGTTCAACGACACCCCAGCCACCCCGAAGCTGCCCGAGTAGACATTGAACGTAACGACATCTCCGACACCGACCTGTACCATGACCATCGCGGTTGGTATGGACACCACACCGTTTACTCCGGTTGGCGCCGCCACGGTATTACCGTCACCCCACGAGTTGGGCTGCGCGCCATTGAGAGCGATACGGAAACCGGCGGCGGTGACCCATGTAGCCCCGGCGTCCAGCGCGTATCCGCCCACGCTCATCGCATAGACTCCCGCCACAGTAGGGACGAAGTGGCCGGTGGTCAGATTGAACTCGTTCAGCGTGTCGAGCGACTTGACCGCGGTCTGCGCCGCCGTTCCCAGCGGGATCAGGGTCGTGGTCACCAGAGACACTGCCGGCACGTTCACATTGATGTGGGTGATGGTGGCACCACCGCTCGGGCCATTGGCATTGACCTGATTGGCGATGTAGTTGAGGTTCCCCATGACCGGCGCCGCATCGGCGACCATGCCGTCGAAGAACTGGTACGGAAGTGGCAGTGTGACGATGGACATGGCGCCCTCAAGCTGAATAGTAGCCGGTGACTACAAGGTACGAGTTGTTCGCGAAGTTGGCATCGGTCAATGCCACAGCAGCAATACCCGACTCGCAGTCGTACACGATCATCGTTGTCGTACTCGGTTGCACAACTGCCGAAACGTCTCCCGAGAACGAGATGAACTGCGAGAAGCTCGAGTCGGTGGAACCAAACTTGAAAGTGGCGTTTGCGGCATACGGCAAGCCGCTGATCACGCACGCCCCGGTGGCCGATCCCTTGTTGGTGAACTGCAATTCGATGGTGAAGAAGATGATGTCCTGAATCTTCAGGTAGGAACCGACTTGTGACGAATAGGTGATGCCGGTCGCGGCGCCGCCGAAGGTAAGCACTGGCGTGAAGGTCCGCTGATTCGTTCCCTGTGATTCGTTCAGCAGTTGGAACGAGGTGCCGTCGTAACAGATGTCGTAGATTCCTCCGATCATCAGCTCTTCGCCGTGCATAGGATCGCCGGCCGAAGTAATCAAAGCCTTCGGCCCAAGGCCGCTGACGTTGATGGTGACGGAACTCGTATTGGAGAACTTCGCCGGGAAGCGATAGCCTATGCCCGCCGCGTATCCGCTCAAGGCCGGCGTCGGCGTGAGCGTGATCGCGTTCGCGGCCCCGCCGACACTCGCGGCAGTGATGAACGTCACCGACTGATTGGCGGTCGGGATCAGCGCCGGGACGTTGGCGTTGATCTGGTTCATCAGCCAGAGGAAGTTGCCCATCACGGGAATCGCGTCCTCGACATCCCCGTTCTGGATGTTGTAGGGCAGCGGCCCCACGATCACGGGCAGTTGCAGGTAAGCGCGCAGAAGATTCATCATCGCCTCAAGGTTCTATCCACATGATCGCTACATAGCCATCGTAACCATTGCTTCCATTTCCCGGGTCAAGTGGTGCGGAATTCCATATACCGCCTCCTCCACCACCAGCCCCGGCCCCTGATGTAATAGAAGCATCCGGTGGACTATCAACACTTGTTGCTACGGAGCCCGCTCCTCCCAAAATCTGTGTGCCACCGCCTGTTCCAGGCTCAAATGCATTGTCATCTCCTGCATCTCCAGTTCCACCAATCAGATAACCACCAGAACCGCCCCCCGGAAAACTTTGCACTGATTCTCCGACAGCCCAAGGCCCAGGACTACTTCCTGAATAATAGGAAACTGAATCCTCATATCCGATCTCATAGCCAATAGCATTCTGCCATCCGTACAAATGCGGATGATCGGGATTGCCTCCATACCAGCAACCGCCGCCACGAGTATCAGGATTCGGAAAGTTAGGGACACCGCCGCTTTGCAGAGTCGGCGCTCCACAGACTTTGTATGATCCAAAGTAGGAGTCGCCTCCACTAGCGGCAGAGATCAATCCTCCAGCTCCGACGATGACGGTATTGTTATTGGATAACTTAATTGGAACAGAGCACATAGCTTCAGCAGCCCCACCTCCCCCACCTGGAACATCCAATCCAACATCTGAATTGGCACCTGCCGCACCGCCGCCGAACATTGTCAACCATCCTCCTGTCACCCCTGGGGGGCGCTGGAAATTAAACGTGCCTGCTACTTTCCACTCCTGCGATTTGGTCTTCATCATGCGACCCAGGTGATCAAGATACGCCCATCGGCACCCGCACCGTTATACCCGCCGCCGGCACCGTAGGCCGTCGCTGCTGCCGGCGAACCACTGTCGCCGCCCTTGCCCCACGGCGTCGCGCTGCCCCCGCCGCCGGCACCGCCCGCTCCGCCGAGAGGATAGCCGCCGGAGCCGGCACCCGCCTTGCCGATCGCACCGCCGGCACTTCCTCCGAAGTAGAAGACGCTTTCCGGCAAGCCCGGCAGCATGTGCGTCCCATCAAGCGATACCGTATTACCTTTGCCGCCATTCGGCCCGCCGCCATCTCCTCCAGCGAGTGCAACCCCGGCCTTGCCGCCGAGCACGATGTAGGGTCCGAAGGTCGTGTTGCCCCCGTCGGCGCTCACGAGGCCCCCAGCACCGACGTTGTACGCCATGTTGCCGGCGACGGCCACCAACATGCCTTGGCACAGCTCGCCCGCGCCGCCGCCACCGCCAGGGCCGGAATTGGCATCCCTGCCCCCGCCGCCCGCGGCCTGCAATTCGATCCACGCCGCCGACACCCCCGCTGGGGTAGGCCATACACCAGCTCCCGGCGTAGTGATCAGCAGGCTCTGCAGCGTACCGCCACCCCCACCGCCGCCGCCGGCCGGGATGGTGATCGTGGTCACATGCCCGGCGCCGGTTGCCGTGACGCCAGCACCAACGAAGTTCAGGGTGTCGACGGTAGTCGATAGGACAACACCCTCGTCCTCGGTCGTGATGGTGCTGGGCCCGCCGCCACCAACGGGAATCGTAACCGTGGCGACCGTGCCCACGCCGGTCGCGGTAACGCCCGCGCCGACGAAGTCGATGATCGACGTGCTGAGCGTGACCGGGATTCCCTCATCCTGAATGATCAGGTTCTGACCGCCGGTACCGCCCCCACCACCCCCGCCGCCGCCGCCGCTCGTGCCACTACCGCCGCCGCCGCCATTGGCAGCACCGTTCTCGGCCCCGCAGGTGATCGAGCGCCACGCCTGGTAGCCGGTGTCCTGATAGCGCGCGTAGAAGGTGCCGATCGCCAGTTGCGCGTTGGATGATGCAGTGATGCGGATCTGCATCTTGTTGAACACCAGCGGCGCGGCCCACTCTACCGGGTAGGTGCCCGGGATGATTTTGCGCCCGTAGCCCCAGATGCCATTGGAGCCACCCTGCGCGAGCGAGCCCCAAAGGCCGCCGCCGCCCCACAGGTTGCTGTGCCCCCAGATCGTGCCGTCGCCCCAGATGAACCCGCCCCAGACCGCGGTGCCATCGTTGAAGCACAGGCGCACCTTGCCCAGCAGGAGGCCCTGCTCGTCCTGCGCCTCGATCGTGTAGACGGCCTGCCCGTTCCCCGAAGCGAGTTCGATGGTGGACTCGGCCACCTGCTTCATCATCTCTTCGTTCGTCTTCGGGAACGTCGAGGACAGCAGGACGCAGTCGTAGCTCGAGCCGAGGTCGGTATACACCGTCTGCACATTCGGCTCGACGGTGCTGGTAATCAGCATCCCCGGGTTGCCGGCTGCGGATAGGATGAACTCGCCGCCGATGGCGGTCGCGCAGTCGTAGGCGAAGGTGTGCGGCCCGCTCCAGCGCCGCCGATGCTCATCGAACCAGTAATCGACCGTCTGCGTCTGCCCCTTGATGTACGCCGCGCCGGCGATCCGGTAGAGGCTGGCCGTGTACGCCGCGGCCCAGCGCGACGGGTAGATCGCGTTCTCGAACGCTTCCTGCAGGTCTGGGTTGTTCTGCCCGATCTGATGCGTGAGCGGGCGCAGCGTGCCCATCACGTCCAGAATGTACGGGCCGCCGCTGTTGGTGAAGTACAGCCCCTGCGGGCTCTGTGCCAAGGACCGCGGCGCGTCGGTGCCGATGGTCAGCGAGACGTAGTTCTCGGCGAGGGTGGAGGCCGTCGTATCCCCCGACACCTGCCACGTCTGCGTCTCCTTGAAGACGGTCAGCACCGCCAGCACGCCCGAGCTCGTGGTCTGGATCGGAAGACCGGCGAGCGCCACGATGGGCTGCGAATCGCCGATGACCAGGAATTGGGTGGCGTTGGTGACCTTGAGCGGATTGGTCAGGACATCGGTGTACCAGAGCTGGTTGCCCAGCGAGAAGTACGCGCGGTTGTTGTAGTTCGCGACTGCGGTGGGCACCGCCGGCAGGGCATTGGTGACGGTGTTGTGGCAGTTCCACGCCGGCGCGGCCGGGTTGGTAACATCGAACACGCCATAGAACAGAGTGCCCGCGCCGCTAAACCCCGGGTGCGTGACGATGATCTGCGTCCCGACCACGGCCATCGTCGGCGGCGTCCAATCGCCGAAACTCGCCGGCGAGGCCGGGACGTTGGCGTTCGTCACCCCCGAGATCGGAACGAAGGCATTGTTAAGCGTATCGAAGCAGAACGGCTCGTCGTACCCCGGCGTCAGGTTCGTCGCCACCATGCCGTAGATGCGGGTGCCGACCGACGCCTGGATCGAGATGAACGTCGGGTTGAGGAACCCCGCGTTCTTCATGCCGACCAGCAACGTCACGCCGGGGCGCGACACCACGATCTCCGGGTTCGATTGCTCGAACACCAGATTGGTCAGTTGCTGGCAGGCGCCGAGAAACTCGTCGGTCGCGTCGAAGGCATCAACCAGCCCTCGAGGCGTGAAGCGCATCGGCCGGCTCTTGTTGATAGCCATGGCGAGCGCCTAGAACGGATAACTTTTCGTGGGCTTGAGGCCGCGTGGTCCGTGGAAGTGGCGCGGATCGAGCTTGATCTGATGGATCGCTTCCTGCTCATCCCCTTGCATGATCAGGTGCGGCCGGAGTTGGTTCTCGGCCTCCTGCTGCAATTGCTGGTAGCGGTCATCGCCCGTGACCTTGCAGATGCGCGCTGCGGTCGCGTTGATCAGGTAGTCGGTGTACGAGAACCACGGGGTCACCGTCGAAGTGGCAGGACCGACCATGTCGGGCTGGTTCTTCATGTAGCGGTGCGTCATCACGATCTGCCCCGAGGTCTGCGGGTAGATGTAGAGCGCCCCGGCCGAGGTCAGGGTGCCGACGCCTTGCGAGCCGCCCGACCACACCTGCGCGTCGGTCGAGAGGTCGGTCGCGAACTCCCACGGGTAGGAGGTGTCGCTGGGGTCTTTGAACTCGGCATCCCACTGCTCCATCGTGATCGCGGAGAGGAATTGGGTGATGCCGCCCGCCGTGCCCCCGCCGGAGGGCGGGATCGGGTAGAACAGGTCGTAGGTCCGCAGGTAGTCAGCCTCGAGCGCGAACGGGCCGTAGGTGCCCGTCGTTACCGCGATCATCTGCGTGACGCGGTTGATCTTGAGATCCCGGTTGAGCTTGAGATCCTCCAGCACGAGGTTCAGCATCTGCCCGCCAATGAACGTCATCCCCGGGCCCTTCGCGATCTGGCAGGCTAGGAGAACGATGTCTTTGGCTTGCATGGTTCATTCCGCGAGCTTCGCTTTGGCGCGAGCGATGGCCGATTGCAGGCTGGCGATCTGCACCTGTACGCCGCGCACGTCGGCGTCGTAGCGGTCCAATTGGGCCTTCTGCTGGCTGTTGAGCTTGCCCTTGGCCTGTTTCTCCGCGATCAGGTTCTGGTAGTGCTGGGCGCCGTTCTCGAGCCCCGCCTGCAGCGACTCGATCTGCGCCTCCTTGGTGATGATGTCAACGGCGACGGCCTGCCGGTTGAGGCAGTCCTGGTACATGTCGATCCGCTGGTTGATGTCGGCAGGGGTGTCGTCCGAGTAGATATACCCGATGACCTTGATGCCGCGCGATTGGGTCAGGTTGAGCGTGATCTCCATGTTGCCGGAGAGAGTGCGTTGGGCATCGCTCATCCCGGCATCCCACGGGCGCTGACGCGGTTCTGCGTCGGCTTGCGGTAGAAGTTCTCGTCGGTGCCGTGGATGTCGGCATCGTGCTTCCAGCATTTCGCCACGATGTCCTTGATCGACTGCAGCTCGTCCAGCGTGACCTCGTAGGTCGCCCCATGATAGTAGGGCACCCCGTTGATCTTGAGGTCGGTGCCGCCGCAGGGGGGCATGTCGATCTTGTAGAAGAAGGTCGGCACTTCAACCAGCTCGAACACCGGCTTCAGGATCTCGCGGCCGTCGTCCTTGTAGCCGACGTTCTTGTATTCCACGAGGCGCTGCACCTTCTTCGTCTTGCCGGTCGGCACTTCCTGAATGCCGCTCTGCAGCAACGAGCCCTGCGCCTCAGCCTGTGCCAGCGCCTTGCTTTCGGCCTCGCTGCGCTTGGTGCGCTCGCTGTCGAGTTGCTTCTGCAGGTCCGCGATCTGCTCGTTGAGGTTCGCCAGTACGTCGGCAGAGGCACCCTTGACCGAGGCGACGGTTGGCGTTTCCGCTGCCCGCTCCGCTTGCTTGCGCTCCCGCGCAGCCTTCAGGATCGCCGCTTGCTTGGCGCGGCGTTCCGGTGTCCATTCAGCCACTGCAGTCTCCTTCAAAAAGACGGGGGCACAAGGCCCCCGCCAAGTTCACCCCTCGGATCAGGCAACCGTTCCCGCGGTGTAGCCAGGCGTGAAGGCCGACGAGGACTCCAGCCGCGCGAGGAAGGCTTGATTCAGGATGATCGACCCGTAGAACACCTTCCACGACACCACCCGCGTCTGGTTCAAGCGGTCGGACTTGTCGGCACCGGTCAGGTAGAAGAACTCGGGGTTCTCCAGAATGACCTGCCCGTAGCTGTGGTTGGCGATGAAGATCGTCGGGAACACGGTCACGCCCGTTGCCGGCGCGGCCGGCGGCGTCTGCGCGATACCGACGCCCGTCAGGAGCACGGTCGCGCCTGACGGCAGTTGCGTGGCCTGCCCGGCCAGCGGGCCGGTGGTCGGACCCGCGGCGCACACCGCCAGATTGGCCGGCGAGGCGGTCGTGCCGATGTAGACCGAGAAGGTGTAGCCGGGCAGCGTCGGCAGCGTGACCGAGATCGAACCATTGGCCGCGACGTTGATGTTGCCCGACACCTGATAGATGCGCTGCTCGACCGAGGTCTGCGCCGGGGAGCCTGTCACCTGGATGTTGTAGGTGGCCGAGGCCGGCAGAGTGCCGAGGATGCCAGCGACGCCCGTGACCAGCGCCACGCCGGTCCAGTAGGGCATCATGTTGGTTTCGACCCAGCGCACGCCGCCGAAGGGGCCCAACTCGTTGTTGTACAGGCGGTTCACGTCGGAGTACGCCCAGGCGGTATTGACCTGGCTGTTCTCGCGCATGTCCTGCGTGACCAGCGGGTGCGTCAGCGCGACGTAGTGCTGCATGACCGCCGGGCTCTTGGACGGGTCGCGGTACGCGCCGGCCTCGATCATCATGTCTTCCCGTTCGTCGCCCATGAAGCGCGGGGCGCCGTAGGTCAGCAGGGAGCCGACGATCTTGTTCGACTCGTGCGGGGTGCAAACGTCAGTGGCGACCAGCGTGGCGCGCGAGGCGCGGCCGTTCGCGAAGTTGACCTGATTGGCTGAGATCAGCGTATTCAGCGTGTTGCGCTCCAGCGTTTCCGGCATCTGCAGCGAGATCAACTGGATCGCCTGCTGGAAGATCGGGTGCTTGATGGTCAGGTTCGCCACGTCGGTGACGATGACGGAATCGCCCCACTGCTGGGCGGTCGCGCTGACCTGTGCCAGAGTGACGGCCTCGCCGACGGGGGCCACGCCTTCCTGCAGTTGCGCGAACGGCAGCGGGAGCCGCTCGAAGCGGGTCGCGGTGTACGTCACGCCGCGGTTGGTGTCCAGGTGCAGGGGCTTGCCGAACTGGTAGGCGACGAGCTGCCGTCGTGCCAGTGGCTCTACCTCTTCCTGAATGTAATTCTCAACGTCCGACTGAAAGCCGGTCGAGGTCGAGGTGTTGGTGACGGCCAGAGATAGAAAGGCCGACAGCAGTTTGAGATAGCTTTTCATGTGCTCTCCGTCGTCAGATGAGTTGGTTCTCGAGCCGCGCCCTGCGCTTCTCGCGTTCGCTGTTGCCCTTGCCGGGGCGCACGTCGGTACGAACTCCGGGTGTGCGTCCTCGATCCACGGTGGCCGCCGGCGCGCCTGCCGCGGGGGCAGACTTCGTCTTCGGCTTGATCTTGCCTGAAAGGATGTCGTCGCCGATCAGCAGGCGCAGCACGCCCAGACGGGGCGAGCCCTTGAACCGGCCCTCGGTGACTTCCTTCTCCACCCGCTCGGCGTACTTCTTGTAGACCCCCGGCTTCGTGATCTCCAGCTTCTCGAAGGCGGTGCGGTCAGCGAGATCCTCGGCGCGGGAGAGCGCCTGCTGGCTGTTGCGCTCGGTGGCCCTGATCTTGCGGTTGCTGTCGATCTGCCACTGCAGCCAGCGCAGGGTGCCCTCGTCGGCCCCGTCGCGGCGGGCCGCGGCGAGCTGCTGCTCCTCGCGCTCGTACTCGGTATCGACCGTAGGCACCGGGGCGACGGCAGGTTGTGCCCGCCGCGCCGCGCGTTCCTGCTCGAGCTCGCGCTCCAGCCGGTCGGCCCGCTCGCGTGCTTCCTTGACGATCGGGTTGTCATCGCCCGCCGGGGCCGCCTTGCCGGGCGTCTCGACGGCGTCGATCAGGTCGTCCAGGGCGGCGTCGCCGGTTCCTGCTTCTTCCGGTGGCGGTGCCGCTGCTTCGCCCTCTGTGCCTTCCTCTTCGCCGTCAATCGCGAGTACCAGAAACCGGCGCAGGAGTTCAAGCGCGTTCATATTGCCTTGGCTCCCATGTTGGTGACGACCACGAGGCCCCCGGCGTTGATGTTGAGCAGGTACTCGCGCACCACGTTGGTCGCAATGGTGGCCGTGCCGGTGACGGTCGTGTTGGCATCCCCTGCCGTCACCGTGCCGGTCTGGCCGATGGCGACGTTGATGAATTGCAGCATCTTGCCGAAGGTGCCGTCGTACACGATGGTCGGCCCCAGCACGGCGAGGATCTGGGCCGTAGTCGGCAGCGTGATGGTGAAGGCGCCATTGGCGCCAGCGGTCATGTTGATGACCCCGCTGAGCAGCATCGCCGGGGTGACGACTACGGCGTTGGCCGTCGTGGTCGCCAGTTGCGATACCGCCCCGTAGGAGGCCGCGTTGGCGTTGCTCTGCAGGGCCTGGAGGCTGAAATTCGATGAAGGATCGGCCACCATCCCTGCGGGGAGAGCTCTCAGCATCGCGTTCTCCTTAGACCGAGGCCGTCGAAACCACGAGCGCCCACAGACCGGTGATCGTGACCAGCGGGGAGTACGTCGGCGGGGCGACGACACTGGTGCCGATGGTGCCGGCGGTCATCGTCCAGAGGCCCGGCGGGGTCATGATCACAAACGATGCCGCCGAGGTGACGAAGGAAATCGGATACCAGCCCGACGGCAGCGTGCCGGCGGTGACGTTCAGGTAGACCAGTTGCCCCGTAACCGGGACCAGCGCGTTCACGCCCACAACGAGCGTATAGCCGTTAGTGGCGCCGACGCGCGTCAGGGAAGTAAAGGTCGTGCCAGCCGTGGTCGGCATCCCGGTGGTCGAGGTCAACTGGGTGATCTGGCCTTGATACCAGCGCGCGGAGGCCGCGAGCACCGAAGTCGTGCCGGCGAGGGTCACGCCGCCATCGGTCGAGGACAACGTCGGCGTGGCGATCGTGGTCGCCGCGTTGGTGTTGATCATGAACTGGAACTTCTGCCCAGCGAACACCGGCTGCGGCAGGGCATTGACGATGTTGTAGGCGTAGTCGATGGTCGCCGTCATCGCGCCACCATTGGTGAACTGGAAGACGGCATTGCCCAGACGGGTCAGCGTTAAACTCGCTGCGGCGCTGGCCTGAAAATCGACGCCCCCACCGGCGTACATGCTGTTGTTCTGCATCTGCGCGAGCGTCTGCACGAGGGAGCCGTTATCGGGGATGTTCCCGTTCATCGTAAGCCCGGCATTCGCCGATGGCGCCATGATGATCGGAAGCGTGAGGAACTGGCGAAGCAGGTTCATGGACGGCTCCTGTGGTTGGAGTGGGTCGGGACTATGGTGATACCGTGGAAGCGGTATTGTCAAATCAACGGGTTAATTAGGCTTTCAGGGCCTCGAGCCGCTTGTTGAAGGCGGCACGGTCGGCATTGAGCTTGGCTTGGGCGTCGTTGACCCGGGCCTCGGCTGCGGACACCTGTGATTCCCGCACGTCCAGCGCGGCCGACTGCTGGGCGAGCACCTGCTTGGTATTGGCGAGGGCGGCCTCGAAGGCCGACTTGTCGGCGGCCAGCTTGCCGGCGGCGCTCTCCACGGCCACGCGCTGGGCGTTGACGGTGGCGAGGGTGCTGCTGGCGTTCTCGCTGATCGCCTTGGCCTCGGCTTTGGCCTTCTCCAAGAGAGCGTTGGCGGCGTCCTCGGTGGCCTGCGCGGCGGCGAGCTTGGCTTGGGCGTCAGCATAGGTCTGATCGGTGCCTTGGCGCTGGGCGAGCTCATCGCGGAGCGCGGTCACCCGGGCGATCTCGGCATCGAAGTCGCCGCGGAGCACCGCGAGCACGGCCACCGATTCAGCTTTCATGTTCACTGCGTCGTCTATGGCAAAGCGTGTGGTTTGCATGATCACTCCGGTTGTCTCTGTGACAGAGTACCTTACTTGAGCAGCCCGTTCCAAGTCTTGATGGAGCCTAGTGCTAATCCGTTGATCGTCTTCACCGACCCGAGGATAAGGCCGTTCACCGTCTTGATGTTGCCCAGCACGACGGCGGAAAGGTTCGGGTCCGTCGACTGTGATGTATCCGCCAGCGTCAGCCGCTTGACGTAGGAGACATTGACCGATTGCAGCGGCGCGACGAAGAACGGGGGCTGCTTGTCTGGAGTCAGTGCCTTGGCCGTACCCGCCGACTCATCAGGATTCAGCCATTCCAGCCGTCGGTGCTGTATCTGCCCGAAGTGCGGCAGCACGAAGAACGGCTTGACCTGATCCCCGATCAGCGTCAGCGGCGTGGGGTCGCCGGTATCCGGGTGGAGGTATTCCCGTTTGCCGTGCTGCAACTGCGGTATGAATACCGCGTTGAAGATGGGCGCCTTCGCGTCCCGCGTCAGCGGTTTCGGGGTGCCGGCAGTCTCATCCGGGTTCAGCCACTCGTACTTGCGATGATGGATCTGCTGGAAGAACGGCAGGACGTTCCTCGGCAGTTGCTTGTCGCCAACAAGAGGCTTCGGCGTGCCCGCAGATTCGTCCGGGTTGTAGTTGTGGCCCGGCTTCCTCGGCGTCGGAGCGTGGTGCGGCAGGTTGAAGAACGGAAGCTGCTTATCCTTCGTCAGCGTCTTCGGCGTGCCGTGGCTGGTGTCAGGATTGGGAACCAGCCCTGCCCGCGCATAGATCGTGAACGGGGCTTCGTTCGCCGTATTGAGCGGCAGCGGGATCGGTGCTTTGACCGCCAGCGTCGTGACCAGCAGCGACGGGACGATGAACAGCGTCGGCAACCACATGTAGCGTTGCGGACTGAAGAACGGGGCTACATTGGTGACGCTCGCCGTCTCGTTGATGAACGAGCCGCCCGGTATCTGCCGCTGCGCCGTCGTCTTCTCATTGACGAACGTGCCACCGGGGATCTGGCGTTGACCGGCCATTACGCCACCGTAATCATCGGATCGACAAACCTACGTGGACCACCTTCGCTATATTCTTTTTCTTCTACACGCTTTATCTGATTACAGTTCGCACACAGAACTTGATATTTTTTTCTAGCGCCCGGTTTCCACAAATCAGTCAATATCATTGCCGGACCTCGTTTCTTTCGTTCCGCGACACCGCCCCCGTTAACGTGATCTATCTGAAGAGCGCGAACATCAGTAAAACCACAGCGTTCGCAACATCCTCCGCAAAGTTCTATGAATGCCAATCGACTCTCGGAATACCGATCTCTATAACGCTTCGCTCTTTTCGCCAATACCTCAGCAGTAGCATTTGCGTGATAACGCTCACGACGACGTTCCTTACGATAAGTTTCTTTGTAAGGCATTATGAGACGGTAATCATTGGATCTACAAAAACGGTGTAACTCGCCTTCGCCACCCGCAACTTGCACTGGATATAGCCCTTGACCTGCGGCGTGAAGGTCGCGGTCATTGCCTGCTTGTTGGGGTTGGTCATGCCCGTGGTGTTCCACGTCGCGCTGCTCGCCGCCCAGTTCGATCCGGTTTGCAGGATGTTCTTGGGTGTGCTTGCCAACACACCCAGCGGAAAGCTCGCCGTGCCGAGGTATTCTGTGTCCAGCCAGATGTCCTTGTCCGTCAGCGCCGTCACGCTGTCATGTACGAACTCGACGGTGATGGTCTTGCTACTGCCTACGGCATCGTTCCAGATGTCGAACTCGATGGAGTAGAACGGGTCTTGGTAGAACGCGTTCGCCGTCGTCACGATGTGCCACGACAGGCCGCTGACGCCATCGTTCGCGCCCCCGCTCCTGATGATCGTCGTTTCGCTCGTCAGGTCGCCGAGGTTGTCCTTCACCCACACACGATAGTTTGTGTTGGTCGAGTCGGTGTTCATCAGTTGGAACCGTGCGCCGACGCCTGGCGTAGACGCATTGATGCTACCCGACCATGAGGCAGGCAACTTGCAGTTCTGCAATGTGACTAGCGACTGAGCGGGCGTGTTTGAGCATACATTCGTTGCCGCCGCTAAATTGCTGAAGTCAAAAGATGAAATTGTGGTCAGATATGAATTGCCAATAGTAAAGACATTTGTCGGAGATGTTCCGCCGGCTAACCACGATCCACCGACGAACAATGTTTTTCCGGCGGGTTGTATGACAGCACCGGCGGCATTCACTTTGAAGCTACAGTTTTTGAAAGTTACATACGCCGCTACGGTAACAATAATACCGCCTCCGCTCGTTCCGCCAGAAACGAACGTGCAATTCTCAAATACCGCCGTAGATAAGGAGGAGACGGTCAAATTTGGGCTGTTCGCTCCCGACCCGCACGTAAAGGTTAATCCGTAGAAATAAACACACGACGCAGCAGTGGCATTAAGGGCCATTGCATTGGCAAGTGTTGTTGCCACTGAACCGCCGGTAGCAATCGTAGCTGGCGGCGCACCGGATGTCTTGTCTGCACAAACAATGGTCGTCGGTGCGGCCAACGTTCCTGCCCATGCCAAAGAAACGGCTACTGCATTGGATTCGTTATGAGTGCTCGCCACATAGATCGTGTCGCCTGCCGCGTCGATGGCCGCTATCGTGCTCAACAGAGTAGCCGCCGTCGCCCACGAATTGTATGGCGGGGTGTTGCTGCCCGCCGCCGAATCGACGTAGTAAACGGTCATTAACTACACGACTTCGATGATGGCGTGACCTGAGATTTTCCCGGTGCCGGTCACACTCGACAGGGAGATTTCCCCCACCGAAACCGCCACCCCGTAGGAGGTGATCTCCTCCCCATAGCGGGCC